CCTCTTTAACAAGATTACAAAAGGCGGTCTACCAATTAAGACATTGAACATTGCACTTGCTGGCACTGGTGTTGGTAAATCTTTGTTTATGTGCCATGTGGCCGCAGGTAATTTATCACAAGGTCAAAATGTTCTCTATATTACATTAGAAATGGCCGAAGAAAAGATTGCAGAACGTATTGATGCTAACTTGCTAAATATTGACCTAGATGAATTAAGAACAATCAGTAAAGAAGATTACACAAGAAAATTCTCTGCATTGAAAGATAAAACACAAGGCAAGTTAATTATCAAAGAGTATCCAACTGCCGGTGCATCTGTATTACATTTTCGTGCATTGTTAAATGATTTGGCCTTAAAGAAGAACTTTAGACCAGATATTATCTTTATTGATTATCTAAACATTTGTTGTTCTGCAAGAATTAAACCTGGTGCAAATGTAAACAGTTATTCATATATCAAAGCAATTGCAGAAGAACTCCGTGGTCTTGCTGTTGAGTTTTCTTTACCTGTAGTTTCTGCAACACAAACAACTCGTAGTGGTTTCAGTAATTCAGACCCAGGCCTTGAAGACACCTCAGAGTCTTTTGGTCTACCTGCAACTGCTGACTTTATGTTTGCTCTTGTAACAAACGAAGAACTTGAAGCCTTGAATCAGATTCTTGTTAAACAATTAAAGAATCGTTATGGCGACCCTAATCTCTATAAGAGATTTGTTCTTGGCGTTGACCGTGCAAAGATGAGACTGTATGATGTAGAAGATTCTGCACAACAAGATATTGCTGATGCAGGCATTCCTGATAAACCATTAAACACATTTGGTAATAGAGAACGTAGAAAAGACTTTGGTGGTTTGAAGGTATGAAGTTAACACACGAACAAGCCGTTCATTGTGCAAATGTATTCTCAAACTACTTTGATAAGTTTGGTCGTATTGATGAATACATGCGTGAACAAAAAGTGGCATCTATGGCAGAGAGGTCACCTGTACTCTTTGGCATGGGACCTGAAGAAGACTTGTTCTCTGATTTTACAATGTCACCTGCGGATATGGAGTTTGAACTCATTGAATTACCACAAGACCAATGGGATACTTATTTGAATATGATTTCTTCACATTCAAATATGACAAGTATACCTGGCCGTTGTTTGCGATTGGCTATTATAGAAAGAAAAACTCAGAAGTGGGTTGGTTTCATTCGTCTTGGTTCACCTGTTATCAATTGCAAACCTCGTAATGATATGCTAGGCCGTGTATTCACACAACATGAAAATGGCGCTCAACGATTTAATGCTTGTGCTGCAATGGGTTTTGTTATTGTACCTGCACAACCATTTGGTTTTAATTATCTTGGTGGTAAGTTACTGGCTGCAATATGTTGTTCACATGAAGTTCGTAAGATGCTGAATGACAAATATAAGATGACAACTTGTTTGTTTGAGACTACCAGTTTGTATGGTAGTTCTAAAACAGTATCACAGTATGATGGCATGAAACCTTTGATTAGATTCAAAGGTCTAACTGATAGTGATTTTCTACCTATGCTACATGGTAAAACATATACTGACCTGAAAGATTATATTGAAGACATTGTGGGATCAGATTTGGCACCACCAGATGCCTCTAGCCGTAAACTAAAGATATCTAATACAATGGTCAATATGATTAAAGTGGCACTCAAAGGCACACCAGAAGGCAATAAGTTTAAGTTGACTATTGAGAACGCCAAGAATCTAAATGAACAGAAACGATACTTCATTTCAGATTATGGATTTAAGAATATGATAGAGTTTGTCAATGGGAATACAGAAAAGTTAATTCCTGGTGAAAACTATGAAAAACACCATCTATCCAACATCATAGAATGGTGGCGTAAGAAAGCCATCAATCGTTATGACACATTAACAACAGAAAAACGTATCAGGACAGAACAAGAGGTTTGGACAAATGGAACTGTGCTTGACATAATTCGGTAACCGTGATAGTATAAATACTCCAATAGTCAAAAGGTTTTATATGAAAAATTTTAAAATTTTCCTTGAGTCTGAATCTAAACAAGAAAATCAAACTCATGAGTTAAATCACCATACAAAGGGAAAGTATACTCTCCATAAAAGTGGTGATTATCACCATGCTAAAAATAAGTATGGTGAAGTTACACACACTTTTTACAAAATGGATCCAGAACATATTATTGGTCGTTTATCCCATGAGCATGATATACACCATAATGATTCATTAAAAAAGAAAGTTGATGAATCTTTTTTATATGAAATATCCTCTTCTTCTGTTAATATTCACCGTGGTGGTTTTAACGAATCTATGTTTGCTTATCATGCAAATGGTCAAAAGTGGATTAATGATGAACATAAAAAAGCAGCTTTTCATCATAAAGAACAATTAGATAAGTATGATCCTCTAGAAGCACGAAGACAAAATGATAGAGCATCAGCTCAACACCAATCTTTTGTTGAACATGCCAAATTAAACGGTTATTCAAAAATTAAAGCGGTTCATTTAACTGCTAAACCAGGTGATATTGAAAAACATACCGGTATCAAAGCAACACAACAAGAAAATCCTTCTGATGTGGTTGTTCATTTTCATAATAAACCAAAAATAGCCGAGCACGGATATCTTGGTGCATCATTGAAATCTTCTTCTGCTAAAAAAATTGGATTTCATAATGGAGGTGCAGGCTCAATTGGTAAATCTTTAAATATTGATTTAGAAAGTGAAGTTAAAAAACACCAATCGGATTTCATTAAAAAGAAAAAATTGCCTACAGTAACATCTCAAGCAGCATCAAAAGTTGCAGGCGTGAAAGAAACTTCATCATACAGAAATAATCCTACATATAAAGAAGCGCTTAGCCATGCATCTATGATTAACACAAAAGTCCGTGATAAATTGCATAATCATTATTCAACAATGAAAAGTAATGATTTAAAAGAACACATGTTAAAAACATATGTTAAAGCAAGTACATCACATGCTTTACCTTATGTAAAAACTCATGGTACCGGAGGTCACGAAAAACAAGCGTCTGCACATACTGAAGACCCATCCGATAATGAAACATATCATACATTAAAAGATGCTAAAAGAGTTCATGTTGAAAAAAGTGCAGGATCTTTAATAAGTGTTCACGCTGATGGAAAAAGAATGTTTGGTATACAAGTCAAGCATAACAATGGTCCGTTAACTCCAATTAAAATTTTGGCACAGCCATGATGAATTTTAATAACATAATTAATTTTTCGGAGCTATAATGGCAAAATCTTATTCAGCTGCAGAATTAACAAGGATGCAAGAACTAGGTTCTGCATGGGTTTTTCGTAGAGTGTTGAATGATAATCAAAGATATAATTCTCCAGAAGATATTGTAAAAGATAAAAAATATAATGAGTTAGTAAAGATTTATCCAGCAATAAATGCTGAATGGTTGAGGGCGTTTCACGCACAACAAAAAACTATGTTTAAAGAGTTTGCACCATCTAAGTTTACAGAGTTTACAAGGGATGGTGGATTTATGGATTACATTACAGAATTAGTCAGAACAAAATTTAAAATTTCTAAAAAAGATTCTTGGGATCCTGCTGACATTTGGTGCGTTCAGAATGAACAAAAAGTTATTACAGATATTAAAAAAATAATTGAAGATGGTAAAGCATCTAGTCTTTTAGAATTAAATGCTCTTATGAGAACAATGTATAAAGAAAGAAGGCTTGTTGGTGTTTCTTTGAAATTAATTTCTGGTAAAGAAGCAAAGTATGAAGAAGTTAATATAAATGAAGATGATTTTCCCGATAAGAAAAATTATAATTTTAATATATCATCAATGAAGTGTCCCTTAAATTTAAAAAATGGAACACAATTTGCCACGCAAGATACTAGAATTATTGTAGATGGTGATGGTGTTAAATATGACTTTCAAATTAAAGCAAATAGCACATCTGGTTATAACAACTTAAAATTTGAACCGACTTCATCAGCAGGAACTAAAGCAAGATTGGGTAAAACACCACTTGACTTGTTGGCAAAATTATTGAAAGATTATAAACTGCCATTTAAAAATAGTCATAAAGAATATCCAATGACTGGTGCAGAATTCAATGATAAAACCTCATTAGAATATGCTAAGAAAGTATACAATTCAATTGCAGCTGCAAAAGTTGATACTGGTGTAAAAAATGCAGAAGAATTTATTTTAAATATGCAAAAAGTATTTGCACTTGAACCACATACAGCAAATTCTAAATTAATGCAGTTGAATTTTTTATATAATATTTGTGAAATGAAAAAAGAAGAAAGAGATAACCTTTTAACCGATATGTGCTTTCTTGCTCAGAAAAAAGGCAGTCAGTTCGGTCCATTTGGAAAATTATATTAAAATGAAATTCACACAATATTTAACAGAAGCAAAAAAAGTTCTGATTGAAAGTGTTTCGGAAAAAAAGTATTATGATTGTTTGAAAGATTATTATGATGAAAGTAAGATAGCACCATATTCAACATTAAAAACTATTGCTAGAAATGGCAGATTTTCTAAAAAGTACGAGATAAAAATAACATATGTATAATTTTAAAAACTTTACTATGGAGGGCTCTCAAGATGTAATTCTAGCTGAAGAAAAAAGCGGCAAGAATTTACATCTTGAGTAATGAACACCTCGAAGATGAAATTCTCAATCGTGGTGTTAAAGGTGGTCGTGATGCAATTAACTTTCTGCAATCTCTCAGAGATATGCTTGCGGGTAATTCATCATCAAAAGTAAATATCACAACAAAATGGGATGGTGCACCTGCAATATTTTGCGGTATCAATCCAGACAATAGTAAATTCTTTGTTGGTACTAAAGGTGTTTTCAATGCAAATGCAAAACTAAATTATACTGATGAAGATATTGATAAGAATCATCCAGGTGAAGGTCTTAATGCAAAACTTAAAGTGGCATTACGATATCTACCAAAACTTGGCATCAAAGGTGTTCTGCAAGGTGATATGATGTTTGCAAAAGGTGACATATCAGAGAAGAATATTGATGGTGAAGACTACATTACGTTTCAACCAAACACATTGGTATATGCAGTACCTGCCGATTCTAAGTTAGCAAAAACAATGCAGGCTGCACAGCTAGGTGTTGTGTTTCATACTTCATATACAGGCAAAACATTTGCTGATATGAAGGCATCATTCAACATAGATATTAAAAATCTCACAACAACTAAAGATGTTTGGTTTCGTGATGCATATTTCACTGATGCATCTGGCACCGCAACATTTACAGAAGAAGAAACAAAACAAATAACTTCTATTCTTTCCAATGTTGGTTCAATATTTAAGAAAACAAACTCAATGTCTATTGGAAGAATTTCTGGTAACGATACAATCAGAGAATACATTAAAACATTCAACAACACCAAAGTGCGTGAAGGTCAAAAGATTACTAATACTGCCGCACACACAAGAGAATTGTTGAAGTGGGTTGAAGAAAAACTAAACAAAGATATTGTTTCTGCAAAGATGGAGAAAACAAAGAGAGGTAAGACGATGATTAAGAATGAAATCATGCGTACTCTCCGTGGTTCTGCAAACGATTTGAAAAATGTATTTGATATGCAAAATGGCATGGTTGATGCCAAGAATATGATTATCAAAAAATTGCAACAGATAAAACAAGTTACAAGTACATTCGTACAAACTGAAGATGGTTTCAGAGTGACAAATCCCGAAGGTTTTGTTGCAGTTGATAGATTAAAAGGTAATGCAGTTAAGCTGGTTGATAGACTTGAGTTCTCGCATTTGAATTTTACTGCTGCCAAAGCATGGAGTAAGTGATGGCATATGATATAAATAAAATTCTAGCTGAGTATGGTGACAATGATTTTGGTTTCTCTGCGGTATCTGAAGAAGAATACAATGCAGTCATTGCCGAAAAAGATGAGACAGTAGAAGAATACAAGGCCAGATTGGCACAAGTAGAGAAGTTAATTATGCCATTCTTATCAAATCTTTTAAAGACTGCTGATAAACCATATATCAATTGGCCAAATAGAAAACCAATTCTTGAAGCGCAGATACAAAAAATTCTTACCTTGACTAGAGGATAAAATGTCAGAAGCAATTCAACGAATAGCGAAATCAAGAATGTTGATGGAACAAATAACCGAAGCGGGTTATGTTGGCAACATTGGTATTATGGAACTGGTAAAGTTTCAACAAAAGGCTTCACCAGAACAGAAAAAGATGTTACAATCATATATTGATAAAAAGAAGGTTAAAGATGCTTGGAAACTGGTACAAGATGTTACTGGTGTAAAATTGCATAAGAGTGTGCATGAAGGAATTAGTCCTGATATATTACCAAAGGCCGGTGCAGGACAAGATGGTACAGATACACTGGTGAATACATATAAGAATGACACACCTGGACAAGGTCGCAAGATAAAGAGATTTAAAGATTATTAATTGATTGGAGTTATTATGAATGATATAGTGATTGGTAGTATTACTGGATATGATTTTGACAAAATTAAACCATGGGTAAACTCGTTAGATAGAAGTGGTTTCACTGGCACAAAGGCCATGCTTTGTTATAATGTTTCATATGAAACAGTTGAAGAGTTAGTCAAACGAAACTACACCATCCTTGCTTTCAAAAAGGATGAAGAAAACAAAAGATTTGTATACAGAGATGACTTCTCAATTGTAGTTGAGAGGTTTCTGCATCTATGGTATTTACTGAAACAGTTTGAAGGTAAATATCGATACATTCTCACAACCGATGTTAAAGATGTAATTTTTCAATCCAATCCTTCTACTTGGTTAGAAGAAAACATGGATGAAGCACAAATTAATGTTGCATGTGAATCAATCAAATATAAAGATGAAGATTGGGGCAGTCATAATCTTATGAAGTCTTTTGGTCCGTTGATACATGACCACAATAAAGATAGATTAATTTATAATGCAGGCACAATCTCTGGCAAGTTTGATACTATGCTTGATGTGTTTTTGAATCTCTATATGATTTGTAATGGAACTTCACATCATATTGAAGGTGGTGGTGGACCAGACCAAGCCGCATTAAATGTATTGTTGAATATGAAACCATATAGAGACATTACAAGATTTACTGCCTCTGAAGAAGGTTGGGCTGCGCAGTTAGGCACAACCGGTCCACAAGTTGCACATAAGTATGGTGACAAGTTAATAGAAAAATGTCCAATTCTAGTTGATGATACAGTATGCACAAGTTATGGCAAACCATTTGTATTAGTGCATCAATATGACCGTACACCATGGAAAGAAATGATTGAGAGGAAATATGCGTAATGTAATCTTCTGCCCTGTTGGCATTCCACTAAACTACCATGATGCCTATGATAAAGATAATCATTGGCGTAAAACAGATGGTATCAAAAGAAATTATGAAACCGTTGTGTATCAATACAAAGACTTTGATATTGAGCCAAATACATATGATACATTGATTAAAGATACTGGATTCAAATGGGACTTGGCAAAACATTTTCTTGATACATTTGATTATAGAGACTATGATTACATTGGTTTTTGGGATGATGATTTAGTTACTGATATTCAAAGTGTGAATCGTGCATTAGAAATTGCAACAAAAAAAGATATTAAATTGTTTCAATTGTCAACTACTGCAGGCTCAGATTCTACACACAGAATTCTACATCAAATACCAGGCTATAGTCATAGTCTAACAAATTTCAATGAAGGCATGGGTCCATTTTTTCATTCATCATTAATTCCTGTTCTTATTGATTTTTGGAACTATCATCAAGTGAAAAGTGGGTGGGGTTTTGATATACTCTTCTCACCAATCACAAAACAAAAGGCTGGTGTGATACATGAAGTATCAATGTATCATCCTGGCAAAACTAGTTACTATGACAAGTCAGCTGCATTTGCTGAGATGGACAAAATACTGAATGAAGTTTATCCTAAATTTATGAAAGGATATTATAATGAAGAGGTTGAACCCTATAATGAACCGCAAACAGAACATGAATTTACATTTAAGGTATAATAATGGAAGTAATTAACGCAAGTGCGATATTAAAAAAGAAAAAAACAATTCCTGAAGACAAGGTACAAGGTCGCAGTTATACCAGTAATCATGTGAAGTTGTTGAAACACATGGACAGATTACAGTTGATTCAGAATGGTGAAAGACCAAAGCCTGTGATGTTTCATATGTCGCCTGCAAACCCATGTAATCTAACTTGTTCCTTCTGTTGTTTTGCCAATCGGACAATGAAAGAGATGTTAACACTAGACCAAATGAAATCTGCGATTGACCAATTCGCAGACCTTGGTGTTCTAGGTATGGAGTTTACAGGCGGTGGCGAACCAACATTGCATCCACAACTAGACAAGGCGATTGAACACGCACACAATCGTGGATTAAAAATTGGTATCTGTACAAATGGTTCTCTACTAAAAAGAGTTAAGAACTGGCACATGTTGTCATGGGTTCGCCTTGGCATGTATTCATGGGATGAAAAGAAACCATATGAGTATCACCTTGAAGTGTTTGAAGGTTTAGATATTGAAATCTCAGCCGCATATGTTTGGGATGGCGCAACAGAGACTTCTACTAATCCAAATATTACAGGTGAGTGGACTGATACAAAGGCCAAGAAACTAGCATCGAATTCATACAAAGAAGAAAACTTTATGAAGATGTTGGCATGGATTGAAGAAAAGAAAATCCCATGTCGTATTGCCTTTAATGCAATTAAATCTGTAGAAGAAGTACAAAAAGACATTCTTAAAATTGGTGAGTTGATTGCCATACATGAAGAAAAAAATGGCAAGTTGAAGTATGCTTTCTTGTCAGATTTTAACTTCAAAGGTGTACGAAGAAATGATAACTGTTATATGCACATGGTCAAACCTTGTGTGTTTACAGATGGTAATGTGTATGTGTGCCCTTCTGCTGAATTAGCACCTGAGAACAACTATGCAGTAAATGAAGAATTTAAGATTTCTGATATTGCTGGCATTACAGACTTTTATAATTCACAAGTTGGTGGTGCAGGCGTAAGTCGCCGTCATCATGCTTGTTCATTCTGCAAGTATGCATACCAAAATGAATTAATTGACGATGTAGTAACAGAAACGAGACATAATGAATTCGCCTGAAATTAAAGGTGGCTGGGATTTAATGCCCAAAACACCAGACCTAACTAGAAATCTATCAACAATATTTGATGAGAAATACTTTGAAGATGGTGTTCGTAACAGAGTAAGTGCATACGAAAACTATCGTTGGATGCCAGAAAGAAGTATTCGTGAGGCATCATCTATCATTAACAATATACCATTCAATACTGTATTGGATTATGGTTGTGCAAAAGGCTTTATGGTCTATGCATTACGATTGCTTGGTAAAGAAGCATTTGGTGTTGATGTGTCTGATTATGCAGTAAAGAATTGTCATCCAAGAGTGAAAGATTATCTCACAGTAGTTGAAACCGCTGAAGATATCAAAGGTGGGTGGGACTTGATTATTGCAAAAGATGTATTAGAACATATTCCTAAAGAATTGATTCCTGGTGTTCTTGCAGAACTACGCCGTAGATGCAAAACAATTTTTGTTGCTGTTCCTTTGGGTGACGGCACACGGTATCGTATCCGTGAATATGAGATGGATATTACCCATGTCACAAAAGAACCAGAGGAATGGTGGTTGACAACTTTAGTTGAGGCGGGCTTTAAAATCAAGTATTTTGATTATGAATTTGGTCATTTGAAAGAAAACTGGACAAAACCACACCCCTTTGGTAATGCATTTATAGTGGCAGAATAGTGGAACACTTTTATCAAAACATACCTGGACATTTCAATTATGAGTATGTTTATGAAGATATAATTGCTTTTACACCACCAAACTCACCTGAAAAATATGTTGAGATTGGTGCATGGAAAGGCAAATCAATTTGTTATGCAGCCGTTGCAATTATCAATTCTGGTAAGAATATCACAATAGATTCAGTTGATACCTGGGAAGGTTCACCAGGTGAACCAGTTCTTATGGAAGATGAATCAATTAAAAACAATACACTATATGATGAGTTTATAAAGAACATAGAACCTGTTAAACATATTGTTACTCCAGTAAAAATGCCAAGTGTAGAAGCTGCAAAACAATATGCTGACAAGAGTTTATTCTTTGTTTTCATTGATGGGTCGCATTTATACGAAGCAGTCAAAGAAGACATTCTTGCATGGTTGCCAAAGGTAAAATCGGGTGGATTCATTGGTGGTCACGATATTGACCAACCAGAAGAATTCAATGGGGTTCGTAAGGCAGTAGATGAACTTATTGGACCCAAAAATATCATAATTTACAACCAAGGATGGGCATCTTGGATACATCGTAAAGCCTGATAATTACTAAATAGGTGATTAACTAACTGCTGTAGAGGCGGAGAATGAAATCAGGTTTTATTTATCTTTGGTACGACAAAAAACACAAAAAATTTTATTTGGGTAGCCATTTAAGAATGTGTTACAAGGCAAACGAAAAACACATAAAGGATATAAAGGTCATTACCTATGAAATTTAAGACTTTTATATTGGAAAATAAAGAAGTACATCATGTGTTAACTTTTATGCGAGCAAATCCAGTAACAACTGGCCATCAATTGGTAGTGAATAGGGTGAAAGAGGTGGCTGCTGAGAACAAAGCTGGTCACAGCGTAGTTCTATCCCACACACAAGATAAAGACAAGAATCCACTATCTTCTGCCGATAAACTCAAACACGCAAAACGATTCTTTCCAAATACAAACCTCTCTACATCCAGTAAAGAGTCACCCACATTCCTTTCTCATGCATCCGAATTACACAAAAAAGGTGTAACACATTTACACATGGTCGCAGGTTCTGACCGTGTTGCAGAATACAAAAAGAAACTTGCACAATACAATGGTTCTGGTGAAGGCAAACTTTTTAACTTCAAAAAGATAACAGTTCATAGCGCAGGTCAAAGAGATCCTGATGCCGAAGGTACTGCCGGTATGTCTGCATCTAAAATGCGAGGCCATGCATCATCAGGTAACTTCAAAGAATTCAAAAAAGGTATACCTGCACATGTACCTGAACATCATGCAAAAGAAATGTTTAGTGATGTTCGTAAAGGTATGCAAATCAAAGAGAGTATCAATGAAGAATTTGAATCTCTTTTGTTTGAAGGTGTACACGACAAGGCCATTTTCAAAGCAGTATTTTTAGCAGGTGGTCCTGGCTCTGGTAAAGATTATGTGTTAGATAATACACTTGCGGGTCATGGCATGACCGAAATGAATTCAGATAAAGCTCTTGAGTTTTTGATGGACAAAGAAGGTCTTGATAAGACTATGCCTGCATCAGAAGAAGATAAGAAAAATATTGTTCGTGGTCGTGCAAAAAACATTACTGAGTTGCGTCAACGCCTTGCGATTCTGGGTCGCAATGGTTTGATTATTAACGGCACAGGTGATGATGTTGAAAAGATTGCAAAGATTAAAAAAGAATTAGAATCTGTTGGTTATGAATCATCAATGGTGCTAGTTAATACTGCTGATGAAGTTTCTAAACAAAGAAATATAGAACGTGGTCAACGTGGTGGTCGTACAGTACCAGAAAACATTCGTAAAGAAAAATGGGATGGTGTTCAAGCAGGTCGTCCTGAATTTGCAAAAATGTTTGGTGATAATTACATGGAGTTTGATAACTCTGAAGATTTAAGAAATGCACCACCTGAAGTAGTCAAGGCTAAAAAAGAAGAAATGCTTCAGATGTTCTCACGAATAAAAGAATTTGTATCTACACCACCTAAAAATCCTATAGCTGATTCTTGGGTTGCAATGGAGTTACAAAAGAAAGATTCATTAGATATACCAAAGAATGGTGCAGAACAAACACCACATCCAGATTCGGGTGCAGCAGAAGAAGCTCG